GCCGAAGACAATGCAAAAAGATGTAGTTAAACCTCGCAAGAAGAGGAAACCAATGACTGCCGAACAGAAACAGGCAGCAGGGGAACGTCTTGCAAAGGCGAGAGAGAAACGTCTTTTAGAAAACCCACCCCAGTATAAAAGTATTCACCCAAGTGTTGTTGAACGTGGTGAAGACGACCCATTGAATATGAAGAATATTCAGATTTGGATTAAATCCCAGAAGAATTTATTGTCTTCTGCTAAACGCAGTCTTAGAGATAAGATCAAGGGTGCAGAAGGAAAGGTTGCAAACCATGAAGCATACATTAGAAACCTTCAAAGGTTTTTGAAATATGGTATCTATGTGGATTGCATGTATGGAGAGTTTCAAGAGAGTAGGGTTAAGTATGCATCTATTGCCATGGCATACGATTCAAATGGAACCCCAAAACGTACTATGGGTGTGTACTATGCAGACCTTGGTTATGAATGGACAGGTAAATTTAAAGAGGGCGATGAAGGGTTAAATGAATGATTATGAAATGATTGTAATCTTTTTGGTATCAGTACCACTAACATATTTATGGTTAATTGCTAAGGGGCCTCACGATGGCGAAGGATAATGTATTACAGTTTCCAATAGACAGTAAAGTAAAAGTTGACAATACTGGTGGACTTGCACATGAACATATGATTTTTACCGAGAACTTGGTAGAAGCTCTTGTCGTGAATATGATTCATAACTTGGGCGAGAATGGTATTGATATAGATAGTCCAGACTTTTTGAGAGATACCGCATTCTTAGTTGAACTGCTCAAGGGTATGATATACAGAGAAGGTGGATTACCCCATCCATTACACAATTTCACAAAGTTGTTCGTGGGAGTGGTAGAGGAAGAGGACGGCAATTCCTATTTAGATATTGACCTTGACATGATTCAAGAAATCTCTGATGAAATGGGCGAATTCGAAGACGAATAAATCTATTGACAAAAGACTTGTTATGTGTTATTATAGTGGTAACAAAATAAAGTGAGAAAATTATGATTCTAGTGGATATGAACCAAGTTACTATCAGTAACTTGATGGTACAAATAAGTCAATCTAAAACCAAATCAGTTGATGAGAACTTAGTTCGCCATATGGTTTTGAATTCTTTGCGTGGGTATCGCACAAAGTTTGGAGATGCGTTTGGTGAACTTGTACTTACCTATGATAGCAAAAAGTATTGGAGAAGGGATTACTTTCCCAACTACAAGGCAAATCGCAAGAAGGACAGGCAGAAGTCTGACTTTGATTGGAACTCTATATTCCAAGCCCTAAATGCAATTCGTGATGAAATCCGTGAGACTTTCCCGTACAAGGTTGTTGAGGTTGAAGGTGCAGAGGCAGACGATTGTATTGCCGCAATAGTACAACACATTGCCGTGACTCCGAATGAGTTTGAACACATACTAATTCTGTCTGGTGACAAAGACTTCATCCAGTTACAGAAACACAACTTCGTTAAACAATATAGTCCAGTACTGAAGAAATTTATCAATGGTATTGATCCGTCTATATATATACGAGAACATGTATTAAAGGGTGATAGGAGTGATGGTGTACCAAACTTCTTATCCCCAGATAATACATTCGTAGATGAATTGCGTCAGAAACCTATGTCAAAGAAGAAGATTGCTGATTGGATTGAGTCCAAGCCAGAGGATGTCTTTACTGAAGAGATGATGCGTAATTATCAACGAAACAAAACACTAATAGATTTAGAGTGTATTCCAAAGGAACTGGTAGGTAGGATTCTAGAAGCATATAGAGAACCGCCCCAAGGTGACAGGAGTAAACTGCTAAATTACTTTATACAGAAAAGATTGAAAAATCTTATGGCAGACATTGGAGACTTTTAAGATGAAAACATACACACCCCTACTTTCTGAAGTTTTAAAGAAGGTACATAACGCTAAAACTAAAACCGAGAAGATTGCAATTCTCAAAGAATATGACTGTGACCAGTTGCGAATGATTATTAAATCTTCATTCGACCCTTCTATAGAGTGGGTTATCCCAGAAGGTAATGTTCCATACAAAAAGAATGAATCTGCTGAAGGTACTGAACATACAGTGCTTCGTAGAGAGTCAAGGAAACTTTACCACTTTATCAAGGGTGCTAGTAACAATCTTCCCCTATTCAAAAAAGAGAACATGTTTATCCAGATGTTAGAAGGATTACATCACTCAGAAGCAGAGTTGATATGCGCTGCAAAAGACAAATCCTTACACAAGGTATTCAAAGGACTTTCAGACAATGTTGTGAAAGAGGCCTTTGGGTGGAATGAAAATTATCAAAGGAGTCAATAACAATGTTGACATCAAGTCAGTTCAAAGAACTATTCCCTAATTGCAAAGACCCAGATGGATGGGTTGATGCAATGAACGAAGTGTTCCCTAAGTATGAAATCAATACACCAGAACGTATTGCATCATTCATTGCTCAGTGTGGACATGAAAGTGGTGGTTGGAGAGTATTCTCTGAGAACCTAAACTACAGTGCAAAAGCACTTGATGCAATCTTTGGTAAGTACTTTAAACGTGCTGCAAGGGACTCAGAACCCTACCATAGACAACCAGAGAAGATTGCTAACGTAGTCTATGCGAATCGTATGGACAATGGTGATACAGACAGTGGTGATGGTTGGAAGTATCGCGGCAGAGGCCCAATCCAATTGACAGGAAAAAAGAACTATAGTTCGTTTGCTGAAGATATGGATGTTGATGTTGTGGATAATCCAGACATGGTTTCAGAAGACAAAGAGGTTGCACTCATGTCTGCCATTTGGTACTGGAACAAGAACGGATTGAATCGCTATGCAGATAGTGGTGATATTAAAACCATGACTAAACGTATCAATGGTGGTTATATTGGTTTAGAAGATCGTATCCATCACTGGAAAGAAGCGTTACATATGTTAGGTAGTGAGGCTGGAGAACATGATTCCTTTGCCTCTCCAAGTGATGACCCTGCACCTTCCCCAGAAGATATTGGTGTGTTGCGAAAGGGTATGAAGTCGGTTGGAGTTGCAATGATGCAAGAAGCACTAGGTATCGCATCAGATGGTAACTTTGGGCCAGGCACAGAACAAGCATTAAAACTTTGGCAAAGGTATAACGGACTTGTTGCAGACGGAATTGCAGGCCCTGCCACACTAGGTGAACTTCTAGGTTAAGGTGTACGTTAGTCCAATGAAAGGGCGTGAATTTATAAATAGATTCATGTCCGATTCTTCCGTAACACCAGTACAACCCATTCATATTTTAAGTGACTACACTAGAACATATGATTTGGGGCGACAAGATGTAACATCACACATCACTCATAGTACAACTGGTAATGGGCCTGTTAGAGTGTCAGAAGTGAATTACATTACTTACACCGAGAAGGGCGAGTTGACTCATGCACCCAAAATGCTTGGTACTGGAATCGACTTAATTGCTTAAATAAATAAAATAAATTCTAAGTTCTTGTTCTGCAAGGACTTTTTTTTCATCTTTTTTTACTAAAACACTTGACTTTGTTGTGATAACAAGGTATAATAAGGTATAGAAATGAGAAAGGGGAAGTTATGCAGTATTTACAAGAAGTCACCAAGTGGGATACCGATATGTTAGGGCACAATGTTCCTAATCATACTTACATACTGGACAAGCGTCAGTGGTGTGTCGGTTACATCAAAGCAGGAACTACTGAAGAAATCATCTTTAGTAAACCCCTAAAGCAGTTCTCCAAATCATATCGCCGATTCAAAGAAATTAACGTATGACATACTTAGTCGTAGACAACTGCATTAAGTGTAAACATATGGATTGTGTGACTGTATGCCCAGTAGATTGTTTCTATGAGGGTGAAAACATGTTAGTAATCAATCCAGATGAATGCATTGATTGTGGTATTTGTGAGGATGAATGTCCAGCAAATGCCATTGTCACTGACACCTCACTTGAGTCCAATCCAGATGAATTAGAAAAGTGGATGGACATCAACACCAAATACTCTGAACTATGGCCTGTGATAACTACTATCAATAAAAACAGACCTAGTATAGAGGAACGTGAAGAATGGGATGGTGTCCCTAATAAGTACGAAACTTATTTTTCAGAAGTCGCTGGTAAGGGAGATGAATAAATCAATATCGTAGAGATTATAGGTGGACATAAACGTCAGAAAGAGGTTGCTTTCAAAGTAGTCTCTCAGATGATAAAGGAACTAATGCCCCGAATGAATACTTTAGATATTTCCATTAAGATTAGGAAGTTCCAAGGAGATGCAGAAGGGTTCTGTATGATGGCAGATAACAACAGACAGTTTGAGATAGAGGTTAGTCGTGAACTGTCTCTGAAGGACTTTGTGACTGCCCTGTGTCACGAAATGGTGCATGTTAAGCAGTTCGCTCGCAATGAGTGGATGATTCGTTCATCAGGTAATTATTGGGATTCGCCTTGGGAGAAAGAGGCATACCGAATGGAATCCACACTGGCCCAAAGTGTTTGGAATGCAAATATATTATAACCATATAACTAAACAGTCTAACAAAACTGTTGACTACTCAGTGAATCTTTGGTATAATAGCTATGTAAATGAGAGAGAGAGAATATATTATGAAAAAAGTTACTGTAATACATGCTGCGTTTGAAGAAACCCCTGTTATTGTTGCTGAAGTTAACCTTCCTTGGGAAGTAATTAGTGAAGCCAATACTGTAAATCAAGTACTTGAGTATGCATATCGCTGGACAAACAACATCCAAGGTTCATGGTCAATGAAAACTGAGTTTGGTAATTTTAAGGACAATGGAGACTACAACGAAGATGTTGAAGTTATGGTTGATTTACCTGTATCACGAAATACTGCACAAGTCATGGGACTTCGTTCTACCTCTATGGGAGACTTCATGGTATTTGATGGAATCAAGTATAAAGTTGGTATGGCTGGATTCAAAAAAGTAGAAATTAAAGAGGGGAAGTACTTATGATTAAGTATCAAATTTCAGTTCTTGAGCGTATGATTGAACATTACACAATGAACATCAAGATGTTTCAAGAACTTCAAGGTCAAGGTGATTCACTTATAGGTGACATTGCTGACATGGTTGCAAACCGAAGGTTAGTCGCATCATTTATTGAGAATGATGGTGTACCCACAGTACCAGCTGGTTTCCGTAATGGAGATGTATTTTTTGATGGTATGGTGAATGCTGCATGTAGTGGTACGGAAATGAGTTCGTGGTTAGGACAATATCGTTATGATTAAATTAAAAGAGGATACGCATTACATAACTCGAAATGGGTTATCTGTCTACATTAACGAGGTTAAAGACAATGCAATGGCAACCTTTAACTATCACGGATTTATAGAACAGACGCATACCAAACGAGGTATTAAACGAGTCCGTCCAACTTTGGAATGGAACATATGGAATAGTAAGGGGATGTTCACCGCATTTGAAGGACATCCATTAGATATAGTTGAGGAGAAAGTATGAGTAGAATGAATAGTTATATGATGGATGTTCAACAGTGTGTTTTAGATTGTTATGATCGTAATGGTGATATTGATCCTAAAACTGGTTACAAGACAACCTCAGATATTCTTGCAAAGGTGCGAGATGAGTTTGGCCAAGGTATGGCAGTTGAGATTGCAAGTCAAGAGATTGAAGAGATTGAAGGAGGCCTTTGGTTATGTTAAAGGAACTAATAGTTCTACCCTTTTTACTCACCTATCATGGACATGCGATTGATGAACATACGTTAGAACCAGTTGACACTAAGAGTCAGATAACTTGTCTTGCAACTAATGTCTACCATGAGGCGCGTAATCAAGGTGCTGCAGGGTGGCTTGCAGTCGCCTCAGTAACTTTGAATCGTGTACATGATGACCGATTCCCAGATTCAGTCTGTGGTGTTATCTGGCAAGGAATCCATAGGGCAAGTTGGAAGGGTACGGGAGAAATGATACCTGTACGACACAAATGCCAATTTTCTTGGTACTGTGACGGACTCT